TTTTGAGAATGTTGATTTGGTTCAAAAGGTTAAACTAAAATTAAAACAAGGCGTAAATTTACGCGACATTAAAAAGCAATTGAATGTTGACGAAGATGTAATTGATGACATTAAAACGGATCTTTCAACATCCGAAGACATCTTCTGGATAATTGAACAAAAGAAGACCGGCGAATCAATTACAATTGAACCGTTGAAATATGCTGAATTTCTTGTCAAAAATGGATTCAATAAGTATTATCCGGAAAATGCAGAAAAACCGACTTTCGTTCGAGTTCAAGAAAACAAAGTCCGTCTTTCATCGGCCGATCAAATAAAAGACTTTGTTCTTCAATTCTTGATGTCACGCGGTGAAATAAAAGTTTGGAACTATTGTTCAAAGTCAACTTATTTATTCAATGAGAATCATTTAAACATGATTGATTCGATTGGATTGAAGATGCTTCAAGATACGAAAGACATTTCTTTGATTCCTTTTCGAAATGGCGTCGCAAAAGTGACAAAGAATTCCGTCGTTCTTCAATCTTATATAGACGTAGAAGGATATATTTGGGAAAATCAAATCTTGGAAAGGGACTTCATTCCAGTTGATGAATACAACAATGACTTTCAAGATCTAATTTCAAAGGTATCGGCGGAAAATCCGGAACGAATAACTGCGCTTGAATCAACGCTTGGATATTTATTGCACACGTTCAAGGACAAGACCGACCAAAAGGCAATTATTTTTAATGACCAAGAAATTGACGACAATGCGAACGGCGGTTCGGGCAAGTCTTTGATGTTGACGGCCTTGTCTTATATTCGAAAGATAGTAAAGATTGACGGCAAAGCATTTAATTCGAAAGGTGACTTCGTTTATCAGCGCGTCAATTTAGATACGCAAGTTTTGGCATTCGATGACGTTAAAAAGAACTTTGACTTTGAGCAATTGTTTTCATTAATATCCGAAGGAATAACCGTCAACCGAAAAAACAAAGATGAAATTTTCATTCCATTTGAACGAAGTCCGAAGATAATTATCACGACGAATTATGTCATCGCCGGCGCTGGTTCAAGTCACGACCGAAGACGGCACGAATTAGAATTCTTTCAATACTTTAACGCGAAGAAATCACCGCTTGAACTTTACGGCCGTTTATTATTTGATTCATGGTCGGTTGATGACTGGTCAAGGTTCGACAATTACATGATCCGGAATCTTCAAAAGTTCTTAAAGTATGGATTGAAACAATCGATTTCAATTAACGCCGATTCGAAACGATTCATTCAGGCGACATCGAAAGACTTCTTTGACTTCGTGAACGACGGACACATTGAATCCAATGTTCTTCATTTTAACAACGCGTCAATCCAATTATTCCAACAAGAAACGAACGGTTGGAAAGACCTTGAATCGCGAAGATATTTGAAATGGATTGGTGAATATGCTAAATTTAAACAAATGAAATTAATTAAAGATCGCGATCATCGAGGAAGATATTTTCAATTAACTGAATTCGATTCGGTCACAAATGAAGGCGATATTTGGGACGAAATGAACGATAAATCAAATAAAATATGAGTGAAAAAGAAATAATTGATTTGGTAAATAAAAAATTTGATAGACAAATAAAAAATGGACAATCCGAAAGTCACAAAAAACTATTTAACCTTACTTTAAATTTTACGAACCTTGATTGGAAAAATATAAGAACTAAAAAATATTGGGAAAAAATTAAAAATTTATCGTTTGAAGATAAAAAACAATATACTTTGTTATGCGTCGAATACTATTTAAATAATTATAAACTAAACTAAACAAAAATGACAAAATTAGAAATTACACCAGGACAAATCGAACGAGCAAAAAATTTGTATTCGTTTAACACATTAAAAAATTCAATCAAAGAAGGCGAAGGGAATTTGACCGGCGCGATTGGCGAAATTGTCGCCTTTGATTATTACGAAGGACAAGACAAGCTTGTCATCCATTCAGGCGATTTCAATTTCGATTTGTTGATTGACGGATCTAAAATTGAAGTCAAAACAATGGAATGCAATACACCACCAAAAGACCATTACGAATGCAATGTTTCTTTATTTAACGCGGAACAAGAATGTGATTATTATTTATTTGTCGATGTTGATTCAAATCATTCAACGGCGTATATTAAAGGATATGTTTCAAAGGAAAGATTTAAAAAGATTCGCCAATTAAGATTGAAAGGCGAAAAGAATCGAAGCTTCGAATATAAATGCGACACCTTTGTTGTTTTAAATAATCAATTATCATGAACAAAGAAAGTAAAACAAGATTGAAGGCGATTGAATTCAAATACATGTCTTATCGTTATCCGTCCGCACCTGGTCACATCATTCCATTGACCGCTTACACCGACAAGACGGCGAACGGATTGACGAAATGTATTTGTGACTTTCTTAATTTCGACGGATTCCAAGCGGAACGAATCAACACAATGGGTGTATTTCGAAGGTCACGACGAACCGACGGAACTTTCACCGAAGGAACTTGGACGAAAGGAACTGGAACGCCGGGTTCTGCCGATATTTCGGCAACCATTTACGGACGATCTGTCAAGATTGAAGTCAAGATCGGAAAGGATCGCCAGTCCGAAGCGCAAAAGAATTATCAAGCAATGATTGAAAAGTCCGGCGGAACGTATTTCATCGCCAAAGATTTCGATTCGTTCCTGGAATGGTTTGACAAATTTTGTCTTGACAAATCGATAAATGATAAGGGGTAAAAATTGCCACACGTCTTGACAAGAAATGATATAATTCGCCAAAACTATATTTTATTAAGACATTTGGCGAAGTATAACACTAAAATATAATTAACGTACAACCTTAAAATATAGAAATGAAAGCAACAATCGAGTATAATTTACCGGACGATCAATTTGAATTTGACAACGCCGTCAAGTCAATGAAAATGTGGCACGCCTTGACCGAAATCAAAGATGAACTTCGAACGATTTGGAAATACGAAGATCTTAAAGAAAACCAGTTTGAAATGGTCGAAAGGATTCGGGAAAAGTTCTTTGAAATTTTACAAGAAAATGAAATAAATCTTGATTAATTGTTATTAATACAAAAGTTTTAATTATATTTGTAAAAATAAACTAAATTATAAACTATGGATGCAAAACAAACGGCGGTTAAAACACCGGCCAAACCAATCAAACCGATTGGAATTTATGCGCGATTACATTCCGCAAAACAATTAATTGGAAAGGTTGCAAAGAACGCGACGAATCCACATTTTAAAAAGAATTACGCCGACATCAACGCGCTATTGGAAACGGTTGAACCGGTTCTTTGGGACAACGGTCTTGTTCTTTTACAACCAATCAAAGACGATGTTGTCATGACTCAAATCGTTGACATCGAAACCGGTGAAATGGTTGAATCTTGGATGCGCTTGCCAATGATTACCGATCCGCAAAAGATACTTTCGGCCGTTACTTACTTTCGTCGCGGAACGCTTCAATCTTTATTGTCTTTGCAAGCGGTTGACGACGACGGACAAACCGCAGCAGCAGCGCCAAAAGGAAAACCGGCAATCACAAACGACCGATTCGAAAAGGCATTGCAAGCCATTTCAGATAATCAATACACCGTTGAACAATTGCAAGCAACTTATTCGTTGACGGACTTACAATTAAAAGCGATTCAATTATGAAATGGCATCCTTCGTCATTGGGAAAACTTATGACAACGCCGAAATCAAAAGGCGAGAATTTAAGTCAAGGCGCGAAGACATATATTCGCCAGGTGGCGAAACAAGATTTCTTCGGTTACCGGGTTGAACTTGAAAATAAATATATAAACAAAGGAAAGGATCAAGAAAAAGATTCAATCGATTTGTTGAATTCAGTTCGGTTCACTAACTACCATAAAAACGTTATAAGACTCGAAGACGAATATTTAACCGGTGAATGTGACATCTTAGCCGATGACCGTGTCATCGATGTCAAAACATCTTGGAATTTGGAAACGTGGCCGGCAACACCTGGCGAAGCTCACGACAACGATTATGAATGGCAAGGTCGCGCGTACTTGATGCTATACAATCGCGAAATCTTTGAACTTGTTTTTTGCTTGGTCACAACAAAAGATGAATTTATAAACCAGTGGGAACAAATCGACTTGCATCGCGTTGATCACATTGCACCGGAAAAGAGAATCAC